CATGGTGGTGGCTCAGAATATACAACTGGAGTTGTAAAAGATGATAGTGCCTACAAAACAACAATTACTGTTGCAGGTTCAGCACCAACCTTATATTACTATTGTCAAATCCATAGTGGCATGGGAGGTCAAGTAAATACTAACACAACACATGGTCAAACAAATTTTGATGGTTCAGTTCTGAGTGTATCACAAACAAACGAAACAGCAGGGTTTAGTATTGTAAAATATATTGGTTCTTCTGGGGCAAAAGATGTAGGACATGGATTAACCAAAGCACCAGAATTACTTTTTGTTAAGGATAGAGATGCTACTAGTAACTGGTGGACTGGTACTACTGTTGTTGATGGTTCTATGGACTTTTTGTACCTAAATTCAACTAATGCAGGTGGTAATTCTAGCATTTCTGTTCCAACAAGCACTACTTTTAACGTAGATGGTACAGACTTAAACACTACTGGTAACAATAAAGTTGCCTTTTGCTTTCATTCTGTTGAGGGTTACTCCAAGATTGGCTCTTATACTGGCAATGGTTCTGCTACAGATGGCACTTACGTCTTTTGTGGGTTTTCTGTCTCTTGGGTTATGGTAAAAAGAACAAACTCTACTGGAAGTTGGACAATTTACGATAATAAAAGAAACACATTTAATGCACGTTCAAAAAGATTAGTACCTAATTTATCTAATGCAGAAGCAGACACATCAACACAAGCAGTTGATTTTTTATCTAACGGATTTAAATTAAAGTCTAATAATACAGACCAAAATGGTAGTGGGGACACATATATTTATATGGCTTTTGCCGATGGTAGAAATTTTAAATTTGGAAACGCTTTATAGGAGAAAAAAATGCCTTGGAAACATAATGGAGTAATAATCAAAGAGGGAAAGTCTTGGTCAGATGGCACATACAAACACCCTTATAATTGGGCGAGTGCTTGGAGTGATGCAGACAAAAAGAAATTTAAATTAGTTTGGGAAAAAGAAGAAGATACAAGTTTTGATAATCGTTTTTATTTTAGTAAAGATAATCCAAAAAAATTAGATGATGAAGATGCTAAAGATGCTGATGGCAAACAGTTGTATGAAGAAGATGGCAAAACAAAACTTATCAATGAGGGATTAAAAACTATTTGGATAAGACAAACCAAAGAAACAACAAATAATCTTTTATCTAAATGGGATTGGCAAATAGTTAGAAAAGCAGAAAAAAACAAAGCTATCGATAGCAATGTAGCAACTTATAGAGATGCAGTAAGAACTGCTTGTGATAACATTGAAAAATCTATAACAGATTGTAAAACACTAGCAAATTTTATGAAACTATTCGATACACCAGTAGATAAAGACAATGTGCCAACTGGAAATGCACCAATATATGATTTTCCAAAAGAGATTTAAAGGGAGTGTATTATAGACCCTGCAAGCATAGGATTATTATTAGCAGGTGCAACAAAGTGTGTTGATTACCTAAAACAAGGCATTGCACTAGGCAAAGATATATCTGAAATGACTAGCCAAGTTTCTACATTTATGCAAAATAGTAGCGATATTGAGCATATGGAAAAAAGAGCCAAGAACCCTACTTTTTGGCAATCTATGTTTAATAGTCAGAATATTGAAAAGGTCGCTTTAGACAGCCTTATAGCTAAAAAGAAGATGCAAAAACACAGACAAGACCTAAAAAATATGATAATGATGTCATATGGGCAAGCAGGGTGGGAAGATTTTCTTAAAACTGAAATTTCCATAAGAAGAAAACGAGCAGAGTTAGTCCATCGCAAGCAGGAGCAAATGGACAAGATAATTAATATTATTGCTATAATAGGCTTGGCAATAACTATTATAGGTTTTTTTATTTTATTATTTTTTATATGGAAAGCAAATAAAGGTTAGTATGTTTATAAGAATTACAATAATTATATGGACACTTAGTTTTTTAGGGGGTTTTTATGTCGGATAAAAAAGCACTAGATGTTAAAATAGGTGAAAATAGTTTTGAATTAATACTGAGAATACTAGGCAATGAGTTTGTTGCTATCAGATTAGGTTCTACAAACTTTTCTGGTAAACTCATATTTGGTGGAGTTTTATTATTATTCTTTACCTTTATGATGTTAGAGGTTTTTGGGTTACATGAGGTTTTAAAATGAAGCCCTGCTTTATTTTGATATGCTATTTAACTAACCCTTTGGCTTTCGAGGGCGATTTAAAATTTGCCAACATAAATAATTGCACCTATTTCCGAGATAGATTAAATGGGCAGGTTCAAATGATGGGCGACCAACAAAGAGAAATGAGTTGCATTTGTAAACTTAAATCTGTTCCAGAGAACACGAGATTATATTGAAATATTTAGGAAAAAATTATAAGGTATACTCATGGCTAAAATAGAACCCAAAACAACGAAAGAGCATTTGGTCAATATCTATAACAAGATTGAGTTAATAGAAAGCAATCATATTTATCATTTGCAGAAAGAAGTAAAGAAGCTGAACTATGTTCTTTGGGCTATAGGGTTTATGGTAGCAACACAATTTATAGCTTTTGTATTACAGAGGTTCTAATGGATATTGAAAGATTAAAAGAAGAAATAAAAGCCGACGAGGGTGTCAAACTCGCAGATAATGGAAACCATCTTATATATTTAGACCATTTAGGTTACCCAACTGTAGGCATTGGACATTTGATAAAAAAAACAGACCCAGAGTATGGTTTAGAAGTTGGCACACAAATAGACGAAGAAAGAGTTAATGAATTATTTGAACAAGATTTGAATACAACTATAGATGATTGTATTCATTTATATGATGACTTTTATGTTTTACCAGAGGAAGCACAACTTATAATAGCAAATATGATGTTTAATCTTGGTAGACCTAGACTTTCAAGATTTCACAAAATGAAAAAGGCTGTAGATAATCGTGATTGGCAAGAAGCATCAAATCAAATGAAAGATAGTAAATGGTATCGGCAAGTAACAAATAGAGCCGATAGATTATGTGAAAGAATGGCAAGCATATGATACAAGCACTTATAGCACCTGCGACTAAATTACTTGGAAAGTTTATAGAGGACAAGGACACAAAAAACAAGATTGCCTTTGAGTTAAGCACTATGGCTGAGAAACACGCTCAGCAATTAGCTTTGGCACAAATAAAGGTCAATGAGCAGGAAGCAAAGGGAAACTGGTTTCAATCAAGTTGGCGACCTTTAATAGGTTGGATATGTGGTTTATCTTTAGCCATAAACTATCTGGTCAGCCCAATATGTGCAGGATTTGGTATTAATGTACCACAAGCTGATATGTCGGTTATGATGCCTTTATTACTGGGTATGCTTGGAATTGGTGGTTTAAGATCATTTGAAAAAGTTAAGAAAGTAGACACAAAAAAAGGGATAAGCAAATGAAAGACTTTTTTTTTAAAATATGGGATACATTTGAAGAACTAAAATCATGGGTACAGATTTTAATATTTTGTGTTATCCTTATAGTAATTCATTCAACTGTATTACATTAAGAGCTAAAAATGAAACTCACAAAAAAACAAAAGAAGTTACCTAAAGGATTGCAAATGGCAATTTTAAAAAGCCAGAAAAAAGGTAAAAAGAAAAAGAAAGGAAAATAATATGCCTTATCATTATGGAAGTAGATCAACTTCAAAGCCTATGAATAAGAAAAAGAAAAAGAAGAAAAAAAACAAGATGAGAAAAAAGTAATGGTTAAAGTTGCTTCTAATCATACCTTAGAAAATTAAGACCTTTTAGGAACATTCTTTTCGATAATATCTTTTAATTCATTCAGACATTCATCAATATTACCTTTTACAATATAGTGAGGGGTTTCATATACTGAGGATTGAACAGCCCATAGTTTTTGTGTGGGTGTTAATCTGCCAGTTTTAGTTTTTAGTTCAACATACAAAATACGCCCTTTGGGGTATTCAATAATTAAATCTGGACAACCAGACTTCAAACCCATTTTTTTCATGTGATTGTGCAGGAATATTGATCTCTTACCCTCATTAGGCACATGAAAATGACGAAAACAGTAAACATTAGCCATTTGATTAAGTAAATCGTTACAAGCTATTTGAATATGTGATTCTTTAATCATAGGGGGCAAACCTAAATTTACCCCCTAAATATACTATAAAATTGGAGTTCATAGTATGATTACGGAGGATTACTCTCAATGAATAGTACCAAAAACCAAGAAAAACACAATAAATTTTAAAAAAAGTTAAAAAAATGTATTTTAGGGGTTTACATAACCTAGATTATATGCTAGGTTATTTATATGACTAATAATAATAATAGGAGTTCAGAATGGGTACTTGGAGAAATTCAGCACAATACGAAAAAAAGGTAGCATATCTTTCTAGTGATTTTGGTTATGACTTAGCAGTTAAATGGTTTGGTCAAGAGGAAGTAGAAACTTTACCTAAATATACAAAGGGCAAACATGAGGGAAAGCCAATGGGTTTTGTTCTTTGGGTCAAGTGTGTAAAAGGTGGCTACCACCCTTTTTATTATAAATCATCTGGTCAAATTGAAACTAGAAAAGGTTGGATAATTGGTAAGGCACTTTACCAAACTGATTGGACTTATAATTTTCAAACAAAAAAAGCTACACCAAGAAATACAATCGTCAAAGAATTTGGCGAAGATTCAATCGAAGTTCTTTCAAGTTTAGTTTAATAGGAGTTCAATATGACAAATGTTTATTCAATAGGTAGTGGCAGACAAAACAAAATGTTCTGCCTTTACATTACTTTCACAGAGTATAGGTCATATGGTTGTTTTGAAAAAACTCATCATGTAGCTAATCTTTCAACTGATTACCAAAAAGCAGTTACTAAGGCTAAATCAATATTTGAGGAATACAAAGACAATTCTAAACTTGTTATTCAAGAAGAGTGGGAGTTAAATGAAATAAAAAGAGATGGTACTTCAGAACAAAAAAATACATATACATATGAAAGATGCCCTTATGTAGCTGAAGAAGAAACTCAAATATTTCCATTATCTAAAAAGGTTGGTGCTAAAGGTGATAAAGTTCAGCTTAACTTAGGTGTAACTGATGCTTTTAGTTTTCAAAGCAGGTTTGGTAGTTCCAGATGTGTTAAGTTTGTTGATGTAAACCACAATGAATACATTACTTTTAGTACATCAAAATTTGCTTACTCTTTAGATGAGGGCGACACAATCTTTTGTGAAGCTGAAATAGGTGGTCATCAAGACAACTATGATGACGATAATAATAAATATCAAAATACAATACTAAAAAAAATGAAAGGGAGTTCATAATGAAAAGTAAAAAAACAATACATCAAAGATTATATGATTGGTTACAAGTTCTTAAAGATGAATTTAAGAGTTATGAATCTAAAGATTATGATTTTCAAGATGGTTTATCACAATGCAAAACAAGAAAAGGGTGTTTTGTTTATGGTAAGATAATTATGGTTGAGCAAATTTTAGATAAAGAAATATAGGGGGTGATGATGTATTACAAAAAATTTAGCCAAAAAGAAATGGAACAATTAAGGCAAGCAATACACGAATATAGTGAAAACTTGGCTTTCTTAATAGAAGAAGATGCAGAGGATATTGGTTCAAAAAAAGACCTAAAAATAGTGGAGAAAATACAGAAAAAGCTAGTGCATTGTTACTATTTAGAGAGAAAATAATGTTGAAACTTGCATTTAAAGATTTAAAAAAATTTGACCTTATCGAAAATGGTAAGGTCACACACTACTTTAGAGTTGTGTTTGCTGACAATTTAGTTGCTTTAGTAGACAATAAATTTAATACTTTAAAGATATATACTAATAATAATAATGGAGTTCAAACTAATGAGTATAAAATATAAAGAGCATTTAGAAGTTAAGTTTTACGATTTACTAGAGAAAATTGTAAAAGATGGAGATAGTTTAAAGGTCACTATCAAAAAAGCTAAAAAACTGAGAAAATGTGGTTACGAACATATCATTGAAGAATATCGAATGGTTGATGTAATCGAAGATATTTATAATGATTTTTGGGGTAGCTTAAAATGATGAATAAATATTTCAAGTTACACATAAAAGAAGCTAACAATTTTAGAAAAAGAAATATCGGAATTGTTATCTTTAAAAGAATCTTAATAGCTATGGTGTTAATGCTAGTATTAGGGTTCTTAGTAAGTTGTTCTAGTACCCCTATTGTTGATAGTAGGGGTAAATCGTCAGCGAATATTAAAGGCGATATGAAC